CTGCTTGTCTATTTATTTCATCAACAACAAATGATTGATAAGGATTAAAAAATTGATTTATATTTGGCGTTTGAGCTGCAAGTAATTGTCCGATGCCCGATGTTACTGTAGGAGCTCCTACTCCTGTTGTTCCCGCAGCCGTTAAAGCTTGCTGTTCTAATGCACTAAAAGGTGCAACCTGCATTGCTGGGATGGTTACTGGTTGTTGTGCTACGCTTCGAGCTAAATCCATTAACTCTATTTTTCGCTCTTCTACACCAGGTGCCTCTCTAATTACTGTTTGTGTAAACCCAGTTCCACCGCCTGATGGCGCTGGTGGTGCCGATGAAGATCCTCCACCAAATACACTTTTAACAATTGATCCCATTATAAATCTTTCTCCATTTGAATGTGTTTAGCTTTCCAGCCCCATTTCTTTGAGACTTTAGACCAACCTGGTCTAACCCAAAAGCTAAGTTTTTTGCATCCATTCAGTTTAGCAAATTTTGTTACTGTATTCACTATCTTGTCCTCCCATAAATGTCTCTTTCTTCCTGTGCAGATAATAGCTTCTAACTGAGAGTAATTAGGTAGTGCAGCTATACGAGTTACAAATAAGGCAAAAACTTGATTTAGTTCTTCTTCATCACTACCAAAAACAAGAAACATTTGAGCTTCATCTTTTTTTAGAAGATCTTTAATATCTTTAGGCTCAGCGAATCCACCTGAATACTTTAGTGCTTCTGCTATCATGAAATCACAAAGAGGCCAAAACTTATCAATATATTTTGGCTCTACAGATAGAACTGATATG